GCGCTCGGCCAGCCGTGCCTCGCGGGCGGCGATGTCGGCGGCCTGGGTGGCGAGCTGCTGCTCGCGCTCGGCGAACTGGGTGGTCTGGTCGGTCGGCATGACTTCCTCCGGCTGTGGGGCGGGTTCGCGGGTCATCGCGTCGATGTCGGCGATGGACCACTGCGGGATGATCTGGTCGGCCTGCTCCAGGCCGTCGCGGGAAATCAGGTAGTCGCGCAGGCGCTGGAACAGGCCGGTCAGCGAGCGGCCGACACCGGCCAGCGATTCCACGAACTCCACCGGCGCGTCGCCCTCGGCAAAAGTCGCGGGGCGCAGGCCCTTCACCGCCGGCGCGGCGGCGCCCAAGAAACCGATGTGCCGCAGGTAGTGCTGGCCGGGCTTCGGATTGCCGGGCGAGTCCGGCAGGTAGATCGAGGCCGAGATGCGCTTGAACTGGCCGCGGTTCACCAGCTCGGCAAACTGCGGCTCCACCTGGTGCGGCTCGGCGTACAGGTTCGGGCCGTCCGCCTGCAGGGCGCGGGCGTAGCCGTAGGCCGGATCGTCCATCTTGGGGTGGCCCACCACCAGCGGCGCTTCGAGCACGGCCGGGTCGTAGCTGTCCGCCAGCTCGCGGATGGCGGCTTCGCTGAACTCGTAGGGGTTGCCGTCGGTCGCCACGTGGCGACCGGCGCGGAAGATATGCAGCATGTGAGAGGCATCGGCTGGCTGTTGCATGGCGCCATCTTCATGCGCCAGCCGCTGCAGATCATTGGTCCGCGTTCAGAACTTTCCACGCGCGCGCGAGGGCGCATGCTGCTGGTATGAGGCGGACCGGATCATCTGCGGGTGGAGTTGGGCGCCATGCGCACGGCGCGGGCCGCCGCACGATGCCCCTGTCGCCGCCCTGACAGTGTGTCTGACACGATGGGGCCGGCCGAGTGGCAGTTGGGGCCGCCCTTGACGTTTTCGGGCCTCACAGGCCCGTTTTTCAGCCGTCGCCCTCGATATGCTCCTGGACGATGTCCAGGACCGCCCGCACGTCCTCCGCCGACAGGCCCAGAAACGCCCGCGCCGGAATGTCGCCCCACGGGATCGGGAAGCCCTTGACCGTGCCGGCGTTGCGCCGCCAGTCGCCCTCGGCGTACTTCGTCCGGCGCGACAGCTGGCTGTAGCGCCCGAACTCGCCCATCTTGGCCCCGAACTGCTGCACGGCCGCATAGATGAGGTTCGAGCCGACCTCGACCTCGGCCTGGTCCACGAACTTCAGGATCTCCCGCCCGAGCCGGCCGGACTCGCCATGCAGCGGGCGCGTGTCCTTCTTGCGCGACAGGGTGATCGGGGAGTTGTCCTTCCATTTCGTGCCGTCCGGCGCCGTGCCGGTCCCGAACCGGCCCTTGGTGGAGACGATCAGGTACTCGCCGATGTCGTCCAGGGCCTGCGTCGGGTTCTGCAGCAGGCCCAGGATGCGGCCGATGTCGGCCCGGGTCTGGGCGTCATCGATGTCGAAGGTGATGCGGGCCATGCGGTATGCTCTTGGTGCTGGTGCGGCATCGTGCCGTCTGGTTCATACCCAGAAATCGTCTTGGACGTCAGGCAGGGGAGCACCAGCGCTTTTCACTTGCCGACGATCCGCAAGCTCTGCAGCGCCAGCATCTTGCGACCGTTGCGCACCTCGAAGGCGGCCACGTAGCGCCGCGGGCCGATCAGTTTCTCGAACAGCAACACCGCCCGGCCAACACCGGATGTGCCGTCGTACTTTATCGAGTCCGGCGCGTTCAACAATTGCGGCAACAGCGCGTAATCGTCCGCCGTCACGGCCACCTGGCCGCGCCGTGCCTCAGTGTCGGCATTGCCGTGCTTTTCCTGCACGTGCAGCACCGCTGGGGCATCGAGCGCGAAATCGAACAGACCTACGTCTGTGCCAGTCGCGGCCTGGACCTGCGCCGCCTGGTCGCTGGTGAGCAGGCCGAGCGTGCGGTAGGGCGGCAGGTCCGCTGCGGCCTGCGGGGCCGCGATTGCCCGCTGCGCATACCGCCGCACATCGTCTGCCACCGACGGCAGCGCGCGGTAGCTGGTGGCCAGCGCGTCGCGCGTGGTCGCGGGCACGCCCTGCATATAAGCCTTGGCGAGCGTGTATTCCCACTGCTGTGTCTTCGCTGCCATGGTCCGCACCGTGTCGCTGACCGTGCCGCCGGGCATGTAGCCCCAGCCCTCGTCGATGCCCGGCGGCGCGCCGGTGGCCGGGTCGATGCTGTCCCAGCCGGCCGGCAGCGCCTTGTCCGGCTTGCCGCCCAGCCGCCGCGCGCCGGCCAGGCTGCGCGCGCCGACGATGAAGCACTCGCAGCCCCAGCCGTTGGGCGTGTAGTGCGTGTTCCACCAGGGATGATCCGGCGGCAGGGTGATGCCGTCCCAGCTCAGGTGCTCCGGACGCGGGTGGCGCACCGAATCGTTGTGGCGGTACACCCAATAGGCGTAATTGCCGGCGCGCAGCTGCGCCAGGCGCCCGGCGTGGTAGGCGGTCTTGGTGTTGGTGACGTAGATGGTGCGCGTGCGCCAGGCCTCGCCGCCGGCGGTGCCCTCGCCGGTCCAGCCGGTCCAGCCGGTGGCCGCCACGGCGGCGCGGAAATCCTTGCGGAATGCCTCCAGGCTGGTGCCCTCGGCCTGCGCGCGGTCGATGGCCGCGGCCAGCGAGGCCAGCAGGTCCGCCTTCTGCGCGCCGGCCACCATGAAGCCGCTGTCGTGCGCCGCGCCCTGCATGTCGCGCCAGGTGCGGGTCGGCACCAGGTTGCCGAGCTTCTGCCGGAAAAACGCGACCTGCGCGGCGAAGGGCCGGTGGAACACGCCGGCCGTGGTGGACGGCAGCGGCTCAGGCACGGCGCCCTGCCTGTGTTGCCGCCAGGCTCTGGCAGGGCACGCAGCGGGTGGCGTGCGGCATCGCGGCCAGGCGCCGCGGCTCTATCTGTGCGCCGCAGTCGTCGCACTGCGCATCGGTGCGGCCGGCGGCGGCAGCGGCGGCGGCCGCCTCACGCGCGCGGCGCTCGGCATGGCCGGCCAGCACGGCGGCACGCTCGCGCTCGGCCAGGTCGGCGCCCATGTCCAGCCAATCGGCGGGCCGCTCATACATCGAGGTTTGCTCCGATGTCCGGGTCGTCGACCAGCTCGACGATCAATGCAACGCCGTTGCGCAGCGCGGCATCGGCGTCGGAGCGGTCGATCGCCCGGCCGATGCGCTGCACCAGCAGCCACAGGCATAGCAGGATGACAGCGCCGGTGCCCATCAGCCCTGCGCCACGTCGTAGCGGCCCGCGGCCTGCGCCGCCTCCTGGGCGGCAGCGATGAGGGCGCCGAGCTGGTCCGCGGGCAGGGCGGCGTAGCTGTCCACGATCAGCGCGCGCAGCTCGGCAAAGCTCTTGGCCTCGCGCGCCATGTCGGCCAGCGTGTCGATCCAGCCATCGATGACGGGCTGCGCCAGCGGCGCCAGCTGCTGCGCAAGCTGCGCGCTGGGCAGCGGCGTGTTGTCCTGCGCCGCGGCAAACTGCGCCGCCGGATCCGGGTGGCGGTGGTACGGGCTGGGGCGCCACTCGCCGCCCACCGGCAGGCTGGCCGCCGCCGGCGCGGCGAAGTTGGCATCGCCCGGCAGCGGCAGGGCGGCTGTCGGCGCTGGCACGGCCTTGGCCTGCCAGTCGCCGCCGTAGGTGGCGGTAACGTAGGACAGCGACGGCACGAAGCCCATTTCGGTGATGGTCTTGTCGCGGTTGGCGCGCGAGTCCAGATCCTCCGGCTCTTCCGTGATGCGATAGACGCGCGGCACGGCAGCGCCAGGGAAATTCCACTCGGTCAGCCAGCGGGCCGGGCCGAGGGTGAAGCTCTCGCACACCAGGTCCGCATCGGCCTTGATGATGTCCTTGCGCACGTCGGCCTGCAGGTTGTCGGCGCCGAGCTTGCCGGGCGTGCCCTGCGTGCTGGCGGTCTGGCCGAGCACCACCTTCTGGATCGCGGCGTTCATGGCGGCGTACAGCGAGGCGTAGTCCGATGCGCCGCTGCGGGCGGCTTCGAGCAGCGCGATCTCCATGCCCTTGGGCAGGATGATGCCGCTGTCGGTCTGGATGGCCCGCACGGCGGCCAGCAGCTTCTGGCGCTCGGATTCGGTGGCGTCCGGGTCGTAGCGGCCCACGCCCGTCGGCATGCCGAACTTCTCGGCGTAGATCAGCCAGAACGCCACATCGTTGCGCTTGAATTTGACCGACCAGTACAGCCAGTGCGCCAGGCCCAGGCCGTAGGGCTCGTCGTCGTGGTCCGCGCCGCAGGAAAAGTGCCAGAAATAGGGCGGCAGGGCTGGTATGCCCTCCGCCATGTTGGACATGGTGAGCAGGCGCAGGTCGCCATCCTTGCCGAAGCGGAAGCGGCGCCGATTGCGGACCTTGATCTTGTCCATCACCACGCGGGCGCCGTCCGGGCGGTAGATCAGCTCGGCCACCGCATAGCCATAGAACACGCCAAACAGCATCTTGGTGGTGACGTTGTCCCAGCCGATGGCATGCAGCTGCTGCTTGAGGTCTGCGGACGCTGCTTTATCGATGGCGCGCTTGCCGCCGGGCTCGACATCCCACTCGCACTGCGTCACCGCCAGCATGCGCTGGTTCAGGGCGGACTTGACCTCCTCGTCGCTGAGCACGTGCTCATAGATCAGCAGGTCGTAGTTGCCGCGCGTGCGCAGGACGTTGTCGAACGGCAGCAGGAACGGCCCGACGTAGCCGCGGGTGATGTCGACGCCGTCCGCCGTGGTGGCGATTTCGCGGCCCGCCTCCGGGCGTGGGGTGCTCATGCGTAGCCTCCGAAGTCATTGCCGCCCGGCACGCTGCCGAAGCCGGTATCGCTGAAACCGCGGCCGATCAGATCGCCGGCATGCACGGTCAGGCGCGGCCCAGCCGACATGTATTCGATCGGCACGCGCACGTTGCCGGTCAGCAGATTGAACGCGCCGCTCAAGGCATCGACCTGGTCGTCGTGGCCGCCGCGCGGGAAAGCCTCCAGCTCTGCGAGGAACGCTTCGTTCCACGGTCCACGCACCAGGCGGATCTTGCCGTGTTCGGCCTGCACCGATGCCGGCGAGGCGCGGGTTTCCTTGTCGCCTTGCGGCGGCACCGGCATCACGATGTAGCCGGCCAGCGCGCTCACATACGTCGCGGCCTCGAACTTGCCGGCCTGGGCCGGGTCCTGCTCGATACCGACGGCGACGGTGCGACCGTCCTGTGCCGTCGTGGTGCAGATGCGCTTGAGTACCTTGCCGGGCGTGCCGCGGAAGCGTTCGACGTGCTCGACGTAGTAGTAGCCATCATCGGCCAATGCCAGGCGCAGGCCGGCGGTCCAGTCGGGGTCGGGATTGGATTCACTCGGCTCGGTCGCGGCGCGGTCCCAATAGCGCAGGCGCTGCGCCACCATTGGCGCCGCGTCCACGATATCGAAATAGCTGCGCTTGAAATAATCGCCCGACGATGGACGCACCTTCCAGTTGCCGGCCTTCAGCCGCTCGCGCTCAACCTGCGGCAACGCCTCCAGGTTGGCGAGATAGCCGGGGTCACGCTCCAGGCCGATCTTGTTGTCGGCATAGCTCGACGCGACGAAGGTGAAGCTCTTCGGCTGTGCGCCAGGATGCGCCTGGCGCAGTTCCTCGGCGGTATCCGCCCAGATCAGTTCGCCATGCTTGCGGATGAAGTAGCGCACCACGCCCGAGCGTTCCGGGATCGCCAGGCCCGTGTCCTGGTCGATCCACCACGCGATCAGCGCGGCGACGAACGAATCCGGGTCCGGGTTGCACGTGGCGCGCACGTAGGGCCGCACGCCGCAGGTGGAGCGGTTGCGCGAGAGCATGTACCAGAACTGGCCCTCGCTGAAGTGGGTCACCTCGTCAAAACCGATAAAGCAGATTTGCGAGCCCTGCCAGTCGAGCTTGTTCTTCTCATGCTCCAGGTGCGCGAAGGTCAGCGCGCTGCCGGATGGAAATTTCCACTGCAGCCGTGACTGGTTCGAGATCGCGCCGAGCTTCGGGTAGATCTCCTCGGCCGTATCCCATAGGCCACCCTCGGCCGTGACCTGCTTGGTCGTGCGGCGAAAGATCACGCCTCCGAAGCCGTGATTGTCGGTGTGCCGCACGGCTTCAAGTAGCAGCGCGAACGTCTTGCCGCCAAACGCGGCACCCCCGTAGAAGGCGATATCGGCGCTGGTGGCCAGGAACGCTTCCTGTGGTCCCGGCTGCGGCTTGATCTGCTGCAGATCAGTCATGGATCAGCGGTTGTTGGCGGGCAGATAGATCTTGAGCTGGCTCGCGACGGCGTCCAGCGTGTCGCCGTCTTTGCCTTCCTTTTTCAGCTGCGCCAGCGCGGCCTCCAGGCGAGTGCGTGCCTCCGCGCCCCACTTATTCCGCGCGACGCTGGCGCGGGTCAGGGTGGCGATGTTGCGGGCCGCCTTGCCCAGGATCTCGACCCGCATGGCCGGGTCGGCCTCGTCGGCGGCGTCCTGCAGCGCCAGCAGACTCTCGAAGATCTCGGTCTGCACCAGGCTGATGATGGCGTTGCTGCGTTCGTCGGCGTCATCCGGCGCGGCGGCGGCGATGAGGCGGGCCGCCTCGGTGCTCGCCTTGATCGCCCCCAGCCGCCGCTCCAGCTTCTGCCCGTAGGCGCCGACGGCGCTCTTGCCGATGC